GCCAAGGAATAGGCCATGCTGACCTGTCCTCGGGCAGCCCGACTCTCTTGGCGGACTCCGCAGCCGGGAGCAGGGGAACGCTGCTGGCCACGTCTGCGGGCGGCGCAGGCGGCGCAGGGGCACAGGCCGGTGGCGCTGCCACTGGCGGCGCCGGCGGCGCTGGTGGGGACTGGGGGACCGTTGGCGCCGTCGGTACGTCGCCGACCACATTTTCCTCGGACGTCGCAGCACCAGCGGGCGGCGCGGCAGGCGCGGCGCTGGTGCCAGGCGGCGCGACAGTTGTTTGGTCGGGGGGCAGCACTTCCCCGAACGTGAAAGGTGCGATAACATAGGCTTTCTTCACCCGGGGTCAGAGCCATGCTGGAATTCCTCAACAGCCACAAAACCAAGATTACCGGGTTCATCATCATCTTGGCGGGCACGCTGCAGTCCTTGTCGGTGCATTTTCAGCAGCTCCTGGAGCCAAGGGTGTATGCTAAGTTCACGATAGTTCTTGGCATAGTTGTGGCCGTCATCGGGTTCATCAACACGCACATCAACGGGCAACAGGGGAAGTAAAAGTGGTTACGAAACAGGAGATCGCTGCGATCATCGCATTGGTGCAGATTGCCCCGCTTCAGGGTGGGGTGCAGCAAGCGGCCGCGGTGACAGAATTACTCGGTCGGTTCCAGTCGTGGGCCTTGCTCACGATCGAAGAAGATGGAAAGGCGAAAAAGTGCGTCTGTGGAACAGCCGTCCTCGCACGCCCCGTCCGGGCGTCCGCCTCTGCGGTGGGGAATATATTGTGATGCCCGTCATGGACGAGGATAAAATCGCTGCAGTGACGGCAACCGGAGCCGGTGCGGTGACTCTACTCCTTACGTTCATCGTTCAGGTAAAGCCGCTTTTCGAAGTGTTCGCACTGCTTTGTGCCGGACTCTCGAGCGTTGCGGCAGCGCTGTACTACGTCCGGAAAATGAAGTCGTAATGCCCCCCTGGGCTCGGCAGGTAGGGCCGAAGGGCTTGGAGATCATAAAGAGCTTCGAGAAGCTGAAGCTGCGCGCCTACCTGCCCACCAAGGATGACGTCTGGACGATCGGCTACGGCCACACCAAGGGCGTGCGCCCAGGGGACACCTGCACCGTGGAACAGGCATACGCCTGGCTGCGCGAGGACTGCGGGGAAGCTGAGCGGGCGGTCAACCAGTTCACCCTGACCCCCTTGTCCCAGGAGCAGTTCGACGCGCTGGTGTCGCTCACCTTCAACATCGGCGTGGGTGCCTTCCGGCGCTCCACCCTGCTGACGCTGCTGGACCAAAGGCAATACGGCAAGGCCGCAGCGCAGTTCGACCGGTGGAACAAGCAAAAAGGTAACGTCTTGAACGGCTTGACGCGACGACGTAAGATCGAGCGCGAACTGTTTGAGTCCGTCCCGGCACCGGGGCAATGGGTGGGCCAATGATACAAGCCGTCTTCGCCAAGTATGCGCTCCCGGCTGTCGGGGTTCTCGCGATCGCTCTCGGCGGCTTTGCCGTCATTCGCGATGCCCAAGCCAAACGGTACAAGGCGGAAGCCGCTGCGGCAGTGCAAACGGCTGATGGGCTACTCGGCGCGGTCACGTCAAAGGACACGCTGATACAGCAGTTGACAGATGCCATGGCCAGAACCCGGACCCTTGTTGCGGACCAGCAGGCGCGCACCGCGGCCGCAGCGCTCGAGATCGACAGCATCCAGCAAACGCTGGATCTACAGCGCGCGACATTGCGCAGGAGTGAGGACCGTGACAGACAAGACCCTGAGTGCGCTGCGCTACTCGGCCGCGATATTGGCGCCGTGTGCCCTGGCTTTGTTGACAGCCTGCGCGAGCGCGCCGTCCGTGGTTTACAAAGACAGGGTCGTTGAAGTACCGGCGCCGGTCCTGACGCCCATAGATCCGCGCCTGATCGCTGACACTCCGCCCCGCAGTGGCGTTCCAGCAGAAGGGCCAATGTCTGTCGGCGCTGCGTTGGAGCGGCTGAGCGCAGTTGAAGATTCTTTACACCAGTGCCGAGTGCAACTCAAGGCGCTGCGCGATTCGCAACCATAACCGGAGGGATATATGAGCGTGGACAAGAAGTTGAAAGGTAAGAACGTGAACGAGTTTCGCAGCTCGCACGACAAGGCGTTCTTCGTGCCGAAGCGGATCAAGGAAAGCTTGGCCGTCTTGGGCGAAAGCTGGGAGTACGAAGCCGACTTCATTCGCCGGTGTCGTCTGAGCAATACTGACTTTGCTCGCTTCCGTGATGAGTTCATCGCCTTCTGCGTTGAAACCAGCGGGCGTAACCCGAAGCGGGTATGGGCAGGGACAGTGGCCTTTGCAGCACAGCTACGTAGCTTGGCGGAATGAAGACTCCCGGCAAAGGGCTCGAAGACTTCGCCGCTGCGCATGACCCGCGGTACGAGGGCCAATCTCCCGTCGCCATTTTCGACCCTTTCGTGCTCGCGGGGACCAAGCGCTTTATCATCACGGCGGCGCAGAACGCTACACCGGTCCACAAGGACTGGTGGGCGGTCCTCATGCAGATCGCAGCCAAGACCAAGGCGTCCATGCTGATCGCTCCGCTGCGGTACAAAAACCCGACCAGCACGTGGCGCATGAGTCAAGAGAACGCCGAACACTGGACCGACGAAGTCCGACCGTACCTTTGCAACACGCGCAAAGTACTCAACGGGAACCTGGCGTTCTTGGGGGACATCAAGATTCAGCCCACGGCCAGCAGTCCCCTAACAGGGGCTGACGCCTTGTCTCACGCCAGCTCCGGGATCATCGGCCACACCAAAGTGCAGTTGCGGTCCATTCCTACCCCGCAGAATCGAATGGCCAAGCTGCTGACTACCACCGGCGCCTGCACGGTCCCCAACTACTCGGACACTCGGGCCGGGCGCATCGGTGAGTTCCACCACTCGCTGGCCGCTGTGCTCGTCGAAATAGACGGGGGGACGTTCTTTATTCGCCATCTGCACTACGATGAAGTCACCAAGACCTGCACGGATCTGAACACGCGATACTCCGCCCAAGGCGCTGAGCCCGCGCCTCGCGCCCTGGCGCTGGTCATGGGGGACACGCACGTGGACTTCATCGACCCCGCGGTGGAGAAGGCCACGTTCGGGCGGAAAGGCATCGTCGAAACGCTGCAGCCTGAAGCATTGATCTTCCACGACCTGCTGGACGCATACAGCTGCAACCCCCACCACGCCGGAAACCCGTTCAACACGCTGGCCAAGCTGAAAGGGGGTCTGCTGGATGTGCAGGCCGAAGTGGATCGGGCCATCACCTTCGTTCGACTCAGGACGCCGAAAAACGCGTGCAGTTGGGTGCTGGCCAGCAACCATAACGACTTCCTTGCGCGCTGGATGGTCAACACGGATTGGCGGCGGGAAGCGGGCAACGCCAAGTTCTATCTGGAGACGGCTCTGGCGATGGTCGAAGGAACGAAACTGACGGCGAAAGGAACGGAATACCCGCACCCGTTCAACCTGTGGTTCGAGCGGGCGAAGGTGCCCCGCGCACGCATTTTGGAGCGCGACGAAAGTCTGCTTGTCGCTCAGGTGGAACTAGGCATGCACGGCGACGCCGGCCCGAACGGTGCGCGCGGAAGTATCAAAAACCTCCGGCGCCTTGGGGTTAAGTCCATCATTGGTCACAGTCACTCAGCAGGCATCGACGAGGGGTGTTATCAAGTCGGGACGTCCACGAAGCTGCGCCTCGAGTACAACCATGGGGCCAGTTCATGGTTGAACGCGCATTGCGTACTGAACGCAGACGGCAAGCGGCAACTCCTAATTATCGTCGACGGCCGGTGGCGCGCGTGACGGTCATCGCCTATCGCAACGGGGTGCTGGCCGCGGACTCGCGGTACACCGACGACGACGGCAGCCCCGCGGAGTGCGAAAAGTTGTTTCGCGTGGGTAAAATGCTCGTCGGTTTCGCGGGGGAAAGCGGCCCCACTCTGCGCCTGCTACGGGCCATCCAGAGCCCGGGCAGGGGGTACCCGCACGACACGTTCGTTGGTGGCTACGCCCTGGCCTTCTGCCCGCGGCGGGGGCTGATGCTCTTTGATCAGCACCACGAGCCTGAGACACTGCGGGCCCCGTACTTTGCCCTCGGCTCAGGCGCGCAGGCGGCGCTTGGCGCTATGCACGCGGGGGCTACGGCAGTTCAGGCCGTTCATGCGGCCATACGGCATCAAGTGGCTTGTGGCTTACCGGTGAAGTGGATGAGGGCGGTGGTGCGGAAGAAGAAGCGATAGCTTCCAGCTCTTTCTGGAGGTTCGCCAGCGCGCGCCAGGCAAGCTTGGTGCTGTGACGCACGTGGTCGGTGTCGACCGTGCCCGCTTCCACAAGGTGCCGGGCCAAGGCGTCCAGCTCGTCGCCTGACTTGCCCCGATCCCAGTGCAGCGGCGCGCCGGGGTTGTGCTGATCGTTCCCAATAAGGCTCAGCTCGGCGATCGCGCACAAAGCGTCCGGAAAGTAGTTAATCACGCCCGAGTATATCGGCGCTCGTTTCCGGCGCGCGGCGTCAGTGGGCAGCATTGGACGGGGGCTGCACGTTTGGGGCGTTCGAGTGATGCGCGTACATGATCGCCTGCATCCAAAAGGCCACCTGTTTTGCGTCTTCTTCAGACAGCGTTTTGGCCCACGAGCCAAACCGGTCGATGTACTGGTGGATCTGCTCCGGCACAGGGCTCGGAACCGACGGAGGGCTGGGGGGTTGGTCAATCATCGAGATCTCCTTGACATGGCCGCGAGCAGGGCGTCTTGAATAGTGCATTTGGACTCGTGCCGCTCCGCCACTTCTTCGTCCAATGTACCGGACGCCACGATACTATAAACCCACACGGGGCGCTCGTACCCGCTCTGCTTCTGGCGCATGGGGCCGATTCGCTCCAAGATCTGCTGGTGGTGCTCCAGGTTCCACGTGTGCCCGAAGTACACCAAGATGTTTGTCACGTCCTGCAGGCCGTCGATGCCGTGCCCCATGCTCGCAGGATGAGCCACGCCCATTTGCTTCTTGCCGGCTTTGAAGTCCGCGAGCCCTTCCTGTTTGGAGATATCCGTGGCTTGAGGAAACCGCTTCAGGATGCGGTCCAGCTCGTGGCGGAACTGGTAGGCCACGAGCATCGGCGCCCCGGCGGATTCATTGACCAAACTGTCCAGCGCCTCGAGCTTCGCGTCGTGTACGTTGGCGTACTTCGGGTTGTCCGTGTACACCGCGCCGCTGGCGTACTGCAAGCACTTGTTCGTGAGCGCCGCGGCGTTGAAGACCTCGATTTCCTCCCCGGTCGGCAACTCCGCGAACATCTCAAGCTCGAATTGTTTGTACTGCTTCATCACCTTGTCCGACAGCTTGACGTCCACGGTTCGCACGATCGGATCTTCTAACGCGAACCAGTCCTTCGGCCGGATTGCCAGCGTCACGTCGTCGATACGCTGGTGGATCTCCTTCTCGGCGTGGGGCAACGGCTCTATGCCAAAACCTGAATACTTCTTCCGGAACCACCGCTCCAGAAAGCCGCTATAGGTGAGCCCAAGGCGCTGCCCGAAGTCCATGAACCAGAACTGGCCCCATAGATCCTGCAGCCCATTCGGCGCTGGGGTGCCGGTCAGGTTCACCCAGCGATCGGTGCAGCGGGCGACCGAAGCCAGGGCGCTTGCCCGCTGGCCCCCTTGCTTAAGTCGAAACCCTTTGAGCCGGGTGCTTTCATCCGCGACGACCGTGCGGAACGGCCACGGGCGCCCGCTCATGTAGTCCACAAGCCACGGCAGCTGCTCGTAGTTGATAGTGTAGATGTGCGCAGGCTTGCGAATCGCCGCGCGCCGCTCTGCCGGGGTGCCGACGATCGGCGAAATGGTCAGGTGCTGCAGGTGGCGCCATTTCGCCAGCTCATCGGGCCACGTGTCTCGAGCAACGCGCAGCGGGCCGAGGACAAGCACTGGATCGCTGGTGCCGGTCAGGTATAAGGCGTCTATGAGGTTAAGGGTGCTGACGGTCTTGCCGACTCCCATGCCGGCGAACAGCGCCACGCGTGGGGTGTTCAGCATGAAGTCCTGAGCAATTTCCTGGTAGTCCTTGGCAACGAAGTCACGCAACGACATGGACCGCCGCACCCTTAGACCAGCCTGACCCTTCACGCCGGCGCATGCACCAGTCCTTTTCGTTTGCGGCGCCTTCCTCGAGCCGCCAACCGTTCTTGCCTTTGACCCACAGCGAGTTGCTGGCGAACCGGGTCTCGGAGTATCGCCGCTCGGTCGACGACCAACGGCTGTTCTGCTTCCTTCTCATGCTCTTGTCTCCTTGGAAATGTGAATGTAGACGTCTACAGCTCCGATGCTGTCCAGAACGAAAACGGAGAAGCCCATCGCCCGGCGTCGCGCGTGGTCGCGCGCCTGCATGACTGTCGGTATCTTGCCCAGGGCCTTGAGTTCGACGAACTCGGCCCTGCCCCCCGGCCACAGCACGAGCCGGTCAGGCACGTGCGCCCGGTTCGGGGAGGTGAACTTCTCGGCTCGGCCCCCGTTCTCGGAAACTCGGAGCACAAGGTACTTCTCGACGGCGCTTTCTCTCATGTCATCCCTTCCGGTAGCGGTGTGATTCAAAACCCTTAGCCGCGAGCGGCAGGCCCACGGCCCAAGCCGGCGACACAGCCATAAACTCGCTCAGCTCGGCCGAGCTGAAGGCGTCAGAGTTCGGGACGTCGGCCACGATCTCGTCATGCACCGTCAGCACGATCGGGTACCCGGCCGTGTCGGCCAGCACCATGCCGTGCGCCATGACGTCGCGCGCCAGCCCCTGGGTTGCGTTCCCCACGAGCTTGCCCCCGTGGGTGGGCTCCCGGGCCCACTTCTTGGTGTAGACGTTCCAAGACATGAAGCTCAGCTCCCCGCCCTCCACCTTCGGGTTCGGGTACAGCAGGAACCGGCCAGACGGAAGCCGCATGCGCAACCAAGCGCCGCGGCGGTCGAAGGCAAGGCGCCCGGCCCGGTACTCGTGCCCCGGATTCAACGTGGCCGACCGCGCTGCGTTCTCGACTACCGTCCACAAGGCTGCGGTCTCGGGGTGCGCGTCCCGCCAAAGTCGTTTCAGAGCCTCGCAGATGACGTAAACGTCCCGCGTCAGCCCCATTGTGCGGCGCTTCCGAACGGCCCACTGCCAAGTGCCCTCGGCATCCGCCAGAACCGGCGCGGGGATGGACGGACGGGCCCGTACGGCTAACTCCGCCAGATCCATGCCATAGGACGCGGCCATGGCGCAGAACGCCCCTACGCCCCCCTGATAGCCTAGAGCAAGCTCCTGAACCTTGCCTATCTGGCGCTCGTCGCTGTCGTCGGGCACCGTCTCCGCAGGCACGCCGAACGAGCGGCCGTAGGACGCCTTGTACAGATCCGGGCCGACGCCAGCGTCGAAGTCCCGGAACGCCTGCAGCTTCCATTCTTCCCCCGCTACCCACGCCAGCATCCGGCCCTCGATCGCAGCCAGATCGCTAGCCACCAGTTTGCGGCCATGCCCGGCCACGAGCACACTGCGCAGGGCGCTGCCCATGGCTTCCATGATGTCGTCGAGGACTAGATCCGCGGCGCCCGCCACGGCGGCGTCAATGGCAACCAGCACGTCTGCATACTTGAGCGTCGGCCGTTGGAGATTCTGCGGCTGGAAGTCGCGCCCGCCCCAGCGCCCGGTGCGTGGCGCGCCGCAGTACTGCAACAGAAAATGCAGCCGCCCGCACACCTCCAGATCCAGAAGCCGCTTGTACTTGGTGACGCTCGACTTGCTCGAGGACAGCCGCAGGCGAAGTAGTTCCTTGACCTCCTCGCCCAAGTTCGGGTCGTTCAGCCGCCGCTCGACAGTGTCGGCCTTCAGATCCGGTAGCGACACGCCGTGCTCGGCGAACAGAAACCCCAGGAGCCTGTCGCGCTGCGTGGCGCGCAGGACCGTCCCGTCGGTCAGTTCCTCAGTGCGCGCCGCCATCCGCTTCTTCTCTGCGGTGGCCTCATGCAACGCCGCGGCCGCAAACACCGTGTCAACGGCGATGCCCCGGGAGTTTATCTCTTGGTCCAGCTGCCACAGCGCCAGTTCAAACGGCGTGTCATTCCACGATGGGCAGTCGGCGTAAATGGCCCGCATCGACGTTATATCCCGCCCCGCGTACTCCATGAAATCGCGCCAGTCGTCGGGGTTCGTTTCGCGCGTGAGCCGCGAGCCATCCTTCTGCGGCTTGCAGAACAAGTTGATGAACCGGCGACCGTCAAGCTTTGCGGTTGAGCTGTCTAGGCGGAATACGATGGACAGCTTGTCAAGGCCACCGGGCAGCCCGTGGCGCAAGGCCCGCGCCATCGTGCAGTACCACGTGCCGAGAGGTATATCGGACGGCCACCACGCCATATTGCGCAGCACAGTGCGATCGAACTGCGCGTTGTGCGCAACGAGTCGGTTGGCTTGATCAATCGCTGCGGCCAAGTCGGCCGGCAGCGTCTCAGCCCCTGTAGCGTCCCACACGTTGACCGGGCCGTCGCCGAGCGCCCAGGCCACGATCGTCACTTCAACTTGCGTGGCATAGCGTGCCAGGCCCCGCGTCAGGGGAATCGACGAATAGGTTTCCGTGTCGATAAAGAGCGGAGTCACAGATGCCGCCCCTTTTTCAGCACGGCCAGGTACGCCGCCCACGCCGCACGATCCCTCTTTCCCGCCAAACTAATTGCCGCGTCCATCAACTCCACCTCCGCCGCCCTGCGCGCCTCAGCCGCCGCCCACTCTGCATGTGCCACTGCCAACGCCGCGTTCGCCGCGAGCCATTCCGCCCTCAACTCATCTACCGACTTCGAAGTCATATCTGTTCCTTTTGCAGTGCGGCTTGGTACTTTTTTACGCGCCGCCTTCAACGTATCCCACGCATCACGCTCGTACGTCAGCCGTGCCGCAGGGTCGCCCGAATCATCCGCCGCGTCCCGCGCCTCGCGCAATTCCTTTAGCGTCTTGATCATGGCTGCCGCTCCTTGTGCGTGGCGAATTGGTACCTGCTCCACGCTGCGATCTCTGCGCACAGCGCGTCCCACGCCGTCGCACTCAACTTCCCCGCCTCGCTCGGCGCGTTGAACGACGCTCTCACAGCCTCGTTTGACGTCCTGCGCGCCTCGCGCGCTGCCACCATCCACGCCATCAGCAGCTCATCCGTCGTCTTGGTCACGGCTGCCGTTCCTTTTCCTTCGCTAGCGCGGCGCGGTACGTTGCCCCGGTCGCCTCTACCGCTTCCCATGCCCTCCCCGCTTCTTCCCACGCCGCCGTCCATTCTTCATCCGACGCTTCGTACGCCGCGTCCACTCGTGCAGTCGCGCTTTCGCACGCCGCCCTCGCCGCGAGCGCCGCCTGTTTTGCCGTCACCGTCGCTTCTTCCCACGACGCTCTCGGCTTCTTCGCCGCCGTATACGCTTCCAAAGCCCTTAGTTCTTCCTGCTGGCCGGGCGGCAGCGAGTAGTCCGCCCCGCCCCACAACCTCCGCGCTTCCTTTAGGGTATTGCTCATGGCTTCTTCGCCGCCGTGCCAAGGCCGCGTTCGCCGCGTTCGCCGCGGGTAATTCGCCCCGCCTGCTCCTTCTCCAGCGCAGATTGGTACGCTCTCCACGCTATGCTCCACCGCAGCTCCGTCGCCTGCCACACGTCATCCAAGGCCGCAAACTCTGCGTCGACTGCTTCCCATTCTGTCTTCAGTTCATAAACCGTCTTGCTCATGGCTTCTGCTCCTTTTGTTTTTCTGTACATCGTCATCAGCCCCACTGCTTGGCCATTGCCTGCGCAACGCCGGTATATGTGACGCTCCGCAGCATCGCCCGCTCAGGGGAAGGCCCCATTTTCCAAACGCGCTGTTCGCGCCCTGCTACTACGTGGCTTGGAACGAGTAGCGGCAACCCGCGCAGCCATAGACACGTCGCTTTAGTCTCACCGTGCCCGTGCTGCCACGGCTGGATGATCTGATCTGATCTGGCTTGCGGTAGTGCGTCGACATTATGCCGATCGGGTTTTCGACGGCTACCCGCTCGACATCCGCATTGGCCAGCGCCAGGAAAAACGCGATTGCCGCTTGCTGGCTGCCGTCTGCCCGTTTGCCGGGAAACCAGCGAGCGCCGGAGACGGCCAACGCAGTACACGGCGGGAAGGCGATCAGCATATCCCAAGACCGGGCAGCGAGCGCGGTGAGCGCGTCGCCCTGAATGTGGGGTCCAGGCGCCAGCGATGGCAGAATATCGTTGCTGACTGCATCATGCCCGGCGTCGATAAAGGCATCGCGCACCCGCCCCGACAGTTCGCACGCTACAAGTACTCGCATCACATCTGTTCCTTTTTCAGCGCGTCTCGGTACGCTTTCCGCGCATCCATCAACTTCCTATCCGCCGCCCTGCGAGCCCAGACGGCTGCCTGCTCCGCCTGTCCCGCCGCCACCGCCGCGTATGTCGCCTTGTACCACTCCGCCATCAGTGCATCAACCGTCTTGCCCATGGCTTCTGCTACTTCGACAGTCGGCGCTGCAACTGCCGGCGCTCTCGCTCAGCTAGTTCGTCACGGGTCACGTAAGCCGACATGTCTGGCGCCGGGGCAGCCAGCACGACCGGCGCGACCGGCGTACACGTCGGCAGTACTACGCCACGCGCAGCGGCTCTCCGGCCCGCCCTCGAGACGTTCAACACGGCGCACGCGGCTTGCTGCTCGCCGACCGACGCGAACGCCTGTGCGAGCATAAAATCGTAGCACTGTGCCGACGTAAACCCGACGCCCAAGAACGCCGCGCCGCCGGCAGACGATCCGCCCGCGTTGCCCGCGACGCCGCAACCCTGAATCGCGAATGAGCCTTGGCCGATGGCCGGGGCTTGGCGGATCTGCCGGTCGCCCTCGATCGTAATTTGATTGTTCGCTACCGCGGCGGAATCCCCGCCGTCCGCATTGCCACCGACACCGACACCGCCGACACCACCAGCGCCGCCGGTCGCGTTCGCGTTCGAGTTGCCGCCAGCGCCGCCGGTCGCGCTCGAGTTGCCGCCGGTCGCGCTCGAGTTGCTTGCTGCCAGTGCAGCCGCTTCGGCAGCCGCAGCCGCAGCCGCAGCCGCAACCGACACCGCGAGTGATTCAGACTGCGAGTAACTCTTTACGTATGGGGCGGGGCTGGGGCTGACAGCAAACGCTGCCAACGGGGCCGACGCCAGTATTGCAAATATAGCTGATTTCATGTTTGTGCTCCTTGGTGCAGCTAGCGCTCGCGGGGTTGGTGTCGCTGACACGAAACCTTCCCCGCGAGCACCGCCGCGTTGCTTACGCTGTGGGGTCGACGTCGCCCTGATTGCTCAGGTCTTCGAACTCGTCCTCAGTGGCTGATGTGCCCGCCGCGAAGGCGTCGCCATCCTGGACGAACTGCACGCCGCGCAGCTGCGCGTTGATCCGCTTACCGTATTGGTTGTCCTGCGCGTACAGCTCGATGGACGCATTCACGTAACAGCCGGCGTAAATTTTGCCGTCAGTTTCGGTAACCGGCGACTTATCCCAGTTAAACACGGTCGGCCGCGTGCGACTGCGCGCGGAAACGAACATGTGGTCTGCGAAGCCCGCGTACTGCGACTTCGTCGCACCGTCGTGCAGCGCCAATCGGTCCTGCACTCGAAGCTGCTTCAGGATGGCGTCGGCTTTGTCAGCCCACTTGTCCCGCGCCAGCGCCGTGAACGCAGCATTGAGCTGCGCAATAGCAGGGTTCGTCGGATCCAGAATCAGCAGGGCGCTGAAAGTCGGGTCTGCCCCTTCAGCCCCGGGCCTTGCTGTGAACAGCACCGGGAAAGCCAGTCGAGCGTTGGTCAGTCGAATCCTCATATTTGTGTCTCCAGTCGGTTGAGTGAATCATCTAGCGATCGAATTTCTACTGTATGGTTTCGGGTTTGGTTGACTCCGCAAAGGCCGCTATGGCGTCGCAATAGTGAGGCTGGCCCGGCGCATCAACGAGAACCGCGGTGCCGACCATGTCCGGGTTGTCTTGCCAGAATAGGTCAGTGCTCTTGCAGAACGGGCACTCTGCCGGATCCAATGCTTCGGTGTCCCCGCGCTTCGACATCAGTCTTCGCCGTCTATCGCGTCGAAGTCACTAGCCGACGCAGTCCCGGTCCACGGTGGCGACGGGTCAGAGCCCAGGACAACTTTCGGTTTCCCCGGGGGCTGAACAATTAGGGTCTTCACGACTTTCCACTGCTCCAGCGTCTTGCGCTTGTCCAGAACTTTACCGATAGCCGCCGGGCTGTTCAGCTTGCGCGGAGTAAACACGACTTCTTCGGGCAGCATGCCCACCAACAATTCCTCGGCTTGCTCCGCGCTGCTCCAAGCTCTGTTTCCGCGTCGACCTTCTACGACCTTCATGCGCTCGCCATCAGATCCGATGACCTCGATCCCGGCCATGACCAGGCGCTCGGTTTCCCCGCGCACGGCCCTGCACCAGTCTTCGATGAGCCCCAGCGCCCCGAACAGCTCGCCAATATTCGGCGTACTGGGCACCGGCGGCGACGGTTGCACCATGACGGCGGCGGGCGTCTCGAGGACTTCGAAGTCGTCAAAGACTAGGGCGGACACCATCTTGCGCAGCGCCGGGCAATTCGCCTTCTGCGGGCACCAGCGGCAGCCCTCATCACTCGGCTGCAAGAACGACGCAGGTAGCGTAAACGGGTCTTGCCCCTCCACGCGAGCGAGCGCTGACATGGCTAAGGCCGCGGCGCGTTTGGCCTGCTCTGCATGCTCCTGCAACCGACCCACCGAGCAGGTCCACTCATCAATATGATCCAGACGCGGCTGCACCACCACGACGGTCACTTCTTGAACGTCCGACAGAATGCCGGAGAACGTTTCCATCACGGCCATCGCGTAGCACATTAACTGCTCGTTCGCGTCAGCGTACACTTGCACGCCCTGGCCATACTTCAGGTCGATAACGACAAGCTGCGTCCCGTCGTCGCTCAGGACGATTGCGTCAGCGGTACCGAATTGCCCCGGCACGCCGATGGTTTGGGAGAACTCAACGCGTTGCTCTACCAGCAGGGTACCGCCGGCGCAGCGCTGACGCACATAGTCCAAGTAAATCTGCACCGCGTTCGCCATGTCGTTGTCGACCACGAACTTTCGCCCGTCCGCTTCGAACTCCCGGCCAAGAAACGCAGCCGCCTGTTGCCCCGTTTCCAAGGCCGAAGACGCGAGACTGTGCGCTGCGGTACCTTCCGAAGCATAGCTGCCAACTGTCCCGGGCGGCAGGTCGCGGCACAGCGCCAGCGAGCCCGGGCACGTCATCCACCGTTTTGCACTGGACGGTGAAAACCGGGCGTGATTAGCCATTCGCCGCCGCGTCCAGCACCGCCTGCGCGTCGGTCAGCAAAGCTTCGTATACCGCGGGATCCAGCGCTGACAGATTCGGCCCGCCATGCGCCAGGCACAGTGCGCTGCACGCTTCCTTGCCCACCTTGACTACCACTTCAATCAGCTTCTTCTGCACGTCCGCTTTCGCGATAGTTTTGTGTCCCGATGCTGCGGGCGCTGCGGGCGCTGCGGGCGCTGCGGGCGCTGCGGGCGCTGCGGGCGCTTGGACGGCCTTCTCAGCGGCCTTTTCAGCGGCTCTCTCAGCGGCTTCTTCCGCGGGCTTTTCAGCGGCGATCTCTGACGCTTTCTTGACCGCCGGGGGTTTAGGGCCCGCGGTGGATTTGGCACCGGTGTTGGCGCCAGTGAGGTTATCGAGCCGGTTGATGGAAGCGGTGAGCGCAACCATCGCGTCGGCGAGTTTGACTATTGACAGTTCTAAAGACATTTTTTTACCCTCCTAAGGTAGTAGACAGACTAAACCGATTCACTTGAATAATCAACTTGTCGGATCGAAGACCCAGGCTTTGATCCTATCCTTGCCGCCCACTGCCACAGTCCTGCGCACGTAGGCCAGTTGTCGCAGCACCCGGCCGGCGCGCAGCTCGTGAATGCGCGTAGTCGAACGCAAGTCTATGCCCAGCGCTTGACTCAGCACGTCCGCCATTCGGACGTATGGAGCTTTGTGATCCGCCAGCCAATGCGTTATGTCTGCTTCCCACAGATCCACCCCTTCAGCGTCGCGGCGCGCGCGGTACGCCAGCAGATCGAGACCCTGCCACGCTACGCCGTGCGCTTTGTATCGTTCACGCCCCTCGGCCCACAACAGCGCGCGGTCGCGGGCGATAGCAACGACGTCTATTTTTTCGGTCAGTAGCGGCAGCCACCGGCGGTGCTCCGTGTCTGTTGGCAAGAATTCTTCGTCGTTTGTCGTGCCGACAATTATAAACCTGCGCGCGTAGCTGTGCGCGAACTCCTGGTATTTCGGGGTCCACTTTTCGAACGTGCGCGTTACGAACGCTTTGACCCGTTCCAGATCCCCGGTGCGTGCTCCGCGCATTTCCGCCAGCTCGCCGACTAGAACGCCGCGCATCTTGCGCGCGATGACGTCATCGCTTTCATCGAGCCTCAGCTCCGCGTATAGCTGCATGTCTGGCACCAGTGCCTGCACCCCGCGACTTTTGCCGACCCCTTGGCGACCGATAAACACGGGCACCATATCCGCCTGGCAGCCGGGCGACAGCACGCGCCCCGCCATCGCGGTCCACAGATAAGCTCCCGCGCCGCGCTCGTAAGCGGTGTCCGACGTGCCGCAGTAGCGTGGCATAAACCTGTCAATGCGATTGACGCCGTCCCACTCCAGCGCGCTCAACCAAATGAGCGCACTGTCCATCGAGTGCTGCTGTGCCACTGCCAGCACGGCGTGCCGCATCATATCGTGCGAAATAGGTTCACAGTTGCCGGCAGTCTCCAGCCAGCACCGCAAAGCAGTGTAGTCCGTGTCCTGCAGCGAGCGCCACGCGTCGCTGCCGTGCGGTGCGATCTGCACAACGTCCTGGAACGCGTCGAATGCCAGCTGCTGACCGCAGATTGCAGGCTCGGCCAATACTGACACGATGTTTGAAATGCGCGCTTCAATGGTTCCCATGCGGCTACGCCGCAGCCCGCGCAGCGCTTCCAGCGCCTTGTCCCGGCCGTCCGCGGAAACGCCCAGCACCGCGCGCCCGCTCGGTATAGACGGCATGTCGACAGTGCTGTCGATATCGGGGAAGTCATCCGCCGATGCTACCGTTTCCCGGCGCAGTGACGCGATGGTCAGCGGCCTGTCGTGGTTGACACGGAACGTGCGCCAGTGCGTTTCAAGATCTCCCATACCTCGATATTTTTTGCCTCGCGCGCTCCACTCATTCCACAATGCCAAGCCGACCCCGCCGCCGCCGGTCTCATAATGCAAGACCATTCCGACGGTCAGCCAGTCGTCGTAACTGCAGTCCGGATCCAGCGGCTCTAGGGCGGTGCGCAGTTTTTCCGCTTCAATGCCGGCTGCGCGCTTCGGTGTCGGCAGGGCCTTGCTCGATATCAAGGACAGCCACAGCGTGCTGATCGAAACCGGCAGCGCCGGCAGCTTTGACCAGTGCCCGGCCGGCGAGCCGTACGCCCATCGGTACGGCTGCTTTGTGTCCGGGTGGATGCTAGGCGGCAGTACGTCTTGCAGCGTTGTACCTGACCCCGAAGCGCACCGCAGCTCGAAGCCCGCTAGCTTGAACGATGGCAGCGGCTTGTCGACGCGGTACAGCAACTTTGACCGGTTCGCTCGCGACTCAATGCGCACCGCGTCCGGCGCGCCGAGCAGCGCGTCCAAGTCGATTCCCCGCTCACTGAACCATCGCTTTGCCCCGGCTAGGTCATCAATATCGAGCGCTGCGGTACCGCTGTATGCGTGCGCCAAGCCGACGTTACCGTCTAGCCATTGCGCAATTTCCGGGTCGGTCACAGTCATCTCGCGCACGTTCCAGCGCTTGGTCACCGGACCCTTGCAGCCGGCCGGTATCGGCACAAGGTGGAACCCGTGCTTTGCGTACTGCGCCAGGATTAGCCGCGCCCCGGCGATAGTCATACGGCAGCCGGGACCGATGCAACCATCCGCCCGGACCTAAACACCCGCGCACGATCCGCGCTGCGCCGGTGCTCTAGCACCAGGCACACGTTAACGACTCCCGGACATTCGCGCATTTCAAAATGCATTGGCACCCAATCCGGCAGCGCTGATAAAACGCGCTTTTGTTCTTTTGTGTAAAACGCCGGGTCCGCCGGCCAGTACCGCGTGCGCCAGCTCATCGCCCTGCACCTGTTTGCCGGACACAGTCGTCGTCGTCGTCGTCGTCGTCGCGGAATTCTGCATAATCGAGCGCCGCGCTCGCTTCCTCCAGCAAGTCGCTGGCGGCAAGCGTAGCTTCGGCCAAGCGATGTAAGACGTAGGTTTCAGGCGACGGCGCGACCGTGACCACCACAAAATGCGCCAGCTCTACGTCGGTATACCCGGCCAGCGTCGGATCAGTCAGCTTTAGCGCCATCATTGTTCTCCTGTTCGGTTATCGCTTCAGCGGCTCGCGCTTTGCGTTGTTCGACTTTCAAGAAGTGACCCAGCCCCAGGTCCCGCAGCATTCGCGCCAGGGAGGACCGGGTAATACCGGATTCGGCAGTCGCCGCTTTCATCGTCTCACTGTTTGTCATAAGCATCGTGAGATACGCGGTGCGCGCTTTGCGCAAGAATTTCGCGTACCTCATGCCGTCCCCCGCCCTGATGCCGGTACGGTACCCGCCCGCCCGATCCGGCGCAAGTCCACGCGCGCCGGCGTCATGGATCACCAGTACTTAGCACGATGGCCATGACAGCTACCGGGATCACCACAAAATAGAAGACTACGAGCACGGTTATCATGGCTGCACCCCCTCTGTCTGTGCCTTGTGGTAGGCCTTCCACGCTGCATTGAGCGCGAATCGTGCCGTCTCGGCGTCATCCTCAGCTTCCTGCCATTCGCTTTTCGCGGCATCTGCCGCAGAGTCTTTAGCGCGTGCTTTTGCAGCTGCCGCCTCGAATGCCGCCCGTAATTCTTGGATCGTGGCGCTCACGGCTTCACCTCCAAGTTAATCATAAACTGGGCGCCCGCTACATCCGCGTCCGATACCAGGCGCCGGGCTTTCTTGAGCGCCACGCATGCAGCCAGCTCCAAGCCCCGGGCTTCGACACCCGCTGCGTGCGCAGCCACGTCCATGTGCCGGGCTCTGGTGAGCGCCTTATCCGCGGCCGTTTCCAGACGCAAGGCCTTGTTGAGCGCTGCCAGCGCTGCCACGCTCGCGCGCCGGGCTTCAATCTTGGCGCTCATGGCTTCACCTTCGCGGCGTGAGCCGCTGCCATCGCGCGCTTGCGCTCGCGGTGCAGCCAGTTGTCGCGGGCAAGTAGCGCCAGGCGCCACGCTGCGCGCTGCGCGCGCTCATCCGCTACCGCGCCGTACAGTGGTAGCGTTGTCTCAATTGTTCTGTTTCCGCTCATTGTTTAATCCTCCAATCCCGCAGCCACGTAAGCCATCCATTCGGTTTCCATGTCGACCCAGCGGCCGGCAATATACCCGGCGGCGATTTCGTCCCAATCGACTGCGCCCAGGGCCGCGGTTAGAAGGTCGCTGTACATGCCGTGCAGCTCCGGTGCATTGCCGCCGTACATATCCGCTAGATCATCGCCAAGCGCCGATGCAGCGGTTTCTTGATCCCCGTCGTTTTCCAAACACGTGCCGATGACTTCTTCGATTTGTTTATCAATCCACGCTTCGGCGCCCTCATCGTTACCAAGCCAGGCGCTTACGGTCCATGTCTCATAGTTCGACCAGCCATTGTGCGTCTTGTCATTCATAGTTTTTACTCCAGGGTTGTGAGCGCGAGATCCTGAGACCCTTGCGCCCGGTTAAAAATGTGATCCCACAGATCGAGCCGCGCGAATCGCGGCCCGTCTGGCCATGGCAAGGTGAAGCCCCACCGAGCGGCGAGGCTCGCGAGCGCTTGCAGGTCTGCGCCCGCACGATCCAATAGCGCCAGGCATTCGCCGACAGCCAGGCGACTCATATGCTTAGCGACCACGACGCCGCGGCGCGGCGCTTCACGTTCGCCATGACCGCGAAGCCGCCATGTGCGGCGATAACTATTGTGCCGCGGCGCCCGTCTGCGCCGGAACAGGCGAGGCACTGCGCGCAAGTCAACTTCTTGCCCGCCTCAGCGCTCGCAGGACAGACCGATTCACCAGGAAGGCGAACCGGGTCAGATGGCAACGCCACGCGAAACGTCCGCCAGCCAGCCGCGACCGCAGCCTGTCGGTCGGCCGGAGTGTCTGCGCTCGCCATAACGAGCCCGCGCAGACTTGTGTCAATCCATGCCGTGCGCCACTGGTGAGTGTACCCGGTCCAGCCTACACTACCGGCCAGCAGGCCGCGCCAGACGTCGGCAGGGACGGCCGCCGGGTCGCCGTAAGTGCCGAGCCGCACCGTGCGCCCGGTAGCTACAGGCTCAGCGCCCGCGGCCGGAATGCGGCCGCGCTGCCAGGCCTTCCAGACTGTTTCCGGACCTTTTCCAACTTCGACATAGCACGTTCGCCCGCTGCCGTTCGCCGCTGCGCCACGGTGGATGCAGGAACCGCAGATGCTCGCGTCAGCGCCGGCCTTGACGGCGGCCAGTGGTGAGACGTCAGCGCGCAAGATATACGTCTGTACCATGTCGCCCGTCTTAAGATTCTTGGAGCTGCGAAGCCCGGACGCTATCACGATCAACGGCGCACCGTCGATCAGGCTGGCCCCTTGCCAAACGACTAAACTGTTAGGCCGTCTCATGCGCTGCCCGTGCGCTTGCGCATCTTCAGGCTGCACCTTTCCCAGGCGGAATTTTGCCAGTGCTCTGAAATCTTCACGATACGCTCAGGGTCGCCAGCAATGAAACCGACCAGGCACCACGCCAGTGCCGGCACAAAACAGTAAATGATGGACGCCACAAGACCCCAAAGAATACACATCACAAATTTCTGAAAGGTAGTCATTACATTTCCCCCCGTTCCGCCAGGCTGGTATGCGCTGCGCCCGCGATGATCAGATGATCGAGCGTGCGGATGTCGACAAGCTTTAGCGCTGCGCTTAACTTCGACGTCAGCTGCCGGTCCGCCGCGCTGGGATCCGTTGAGCCCGACGGATGATTATGAAACAGGATGACTGACGCGGCGTTGTGCAGTAGCGCCGCGCGCACAACTTCTCGCGGGTAGACGCTTGCGCCGTCGATCGTGCCGCGGAACAGTTCCGAGACGGCCAACACTTTGTTAGCGTTGTCCACAAACACGCACCCGAATACTTCGTAGTCCAGGCGCGCGAGCCGGTCAATGAGAAACCGCGCTACAGCTGAAGGTGCGTTTAGCTTTTCGCCCTGCGCCCTCGCGTAGTCGATGTGACCGAGCGCCGCGAGGATCTCATCGCGCGTAGCGGGTCGCGCCCGCCGGCCGGAGTCGCGAACAAACAGCGCTGTTGCGCCTGACGTCGATAACATTTTAGTACCCTCCTTTTGTTTCACCGCGCTTGAGCGTGTTTAACGCCAAGCACGCACGCTGCGCATTTTTGTACTTGCTCCATGCATCGCGCTCGGCTTCGGCCGCTGCCAGGTCCGCGGGCGCGCCATTGAGCGTGTGCGCCACCTTCGCCCTGCGCGCCAGTATGTCGACCACGTGCCAGGCCTCGCGAGTACTATCAAGCGCCGCGTCCGCCTTCTCGATCATCGCGGCCCGGGCAATGCGCCGTGCTTTGGTATCCTCGGCGCTCCAGGCATCGAGCGCTTCTGTTAGCGGCCGGTTCATGGCTGCACCTGCAAAGTAGTAAACGGCGCTACGTTCGCAGCGGCGCAAGCTTTGACCAGGGCCCTGCATGCGGGCCCGTCTAAGCGCCGGGCCGCGGTGAGCGCGGTATGCGCGTCGAAGTCAAGGCGCCGATGCTCCGTCCCCGCTGCGATCGCTGACGCTTGGATGCGCCGCGCATCAGTCATTGCGCTGTCCGCGTCAGCGAGTGTCGCGGCCGTATCCAAGCGCATGCGCTGCGCCGCGGTGAGCGCAGCATGCGCGGCAAGGTCTAAGCGCCGGGCTTCGGTGCCTGCTAGGTTCGCGACTGTTTGCGCGCGCTGCGCGCTGTTGAGCGCTGCCGCCGCGGCCGACACTAGGGCACGCGCTTCGATGACGTCAGATAGAATTCGATTCATGACTGCACCTCCGGAGTTATAGACGGGGCCATCATTTCATTGAAGCGCCGCGCGGTTTCCTCATACTGTCGCGCGGCGCACAATGTTGAGCCCGCCAGCTGGCGAAGCGTCTGCGCTGCCATCTCATGGCGCTTGGCGTCCGCTATAGTTTTGGCCGCATCTGTTCGCAGCGCTGTGGCTTTGGCTTTGGCCGCTCTTGCGCCATCGCGCAACACTTCAAGCATATCCTTTTCGGCTGGAATCATCATTGTTCTAGCCTTCCCCGTCGGCCATCGCACGCGCTTCTGCCAGCGCTTCGGCATACGATGGGAACGGGCCGAACCAACTGCTGTCAGGCATGCAGCCGGGGCTACCGTAAGCGTACATGTACCCGCCTGATATCCCCAATTCATCGACCATCGCGGCGAGCATCTTATCCCGCGTACGGGAATTCATTGACGCAAGCCGGAATTCATGGCGTTTTGAAAACTGCCAGATGTCATCCTCCATGCCTTCCGCGACTTCTTCGGCGCTGAACTGTTGGATCAGGATATCCGGCAGCGACCATTTGTCGCGGGCTCGTTCGTCGGTGCTGTATTCCATAGTTCAGTTGCTCCTAGTTGTGAAGGTAAGACTCCGGACGTATTCGGTAGAGTCGAACAGCACTGCATCGCAATGACAGCAGTACGTGCCCTCACCTTCGTAACTGCCGGAGTCGGTGATGCCCTCGCACTGCCACTGCGCATTGGCGCCGGGGTCCCGGGTAGCGGTGAAGACTTGCCGATAATTGTCTCGCACGCATCGGACGCACAGCAGGGCGCCATCCGACAGTACGGCCGCAGCTGTATATCCGCCGCAGTACTTGAACCGGGCAAGGTTTCGCAGCTGTTCCAGCGTCTGGTTCATGACTGCGCCCTCTCGGCCCTGTACTTGCGGCCGACGTTCTCGGCGTTGTCGGCCGCTACGTCTCGCGCCCGCCGTGCGAGAATCACCGCAGCTTGCGCAGCTGCGAGCGCGGCGCTCGCCTGTTCCAGCGATACCAGCGCCAGCGCAAGATGCTGTTTTGTCTTGTCCATGTGTCAGTTGCTCCTAGTGGTGAAGTTTCGTAGCGCGAGCGCGGCCGCTTCGCACACTGCAGCGTACCCGGAAGGCACGCCAAGCCAGTCTCGATCCGCGTTTGTCAGGGCGAACAGGTACCTGATCCGGCCGTGCTCCCTGCATGCGCTGACTATGAACTGTTCTCCGTGCGCATTGTCTACGACAAACGCGCGCAGCGTACCGTCTGGCGCATACAGCGACACGCCGTGCTTGCCGGCCTTGTAGGTGCCGTGCATTGTCCCGCCCGGCGCGAACAGCGAACGGACTAGCGCGGCGGTGTCTGGCGCGTACGTGCGCCCGGCGAGTACAAATAGTGCCTTGTTCATGACTGCGCCTCGTAACGTGTCTGCAGGATGGAGTCGTGGCGCTCTTGCAAGACTGCAAGCAAGGCCTCGGTGTCGTTCATCGAGTGGCAAATGTCTCGCAGTGCTGTGGCTTTGATAGCCTTGCGTAGCCAGTTGGACGTCTCAGCGTGCGCCAACAGTTGCTGTTCCAATGTCTGGTTCATGTGTCAGTTGCTCCTAGTGGTGTGCGGCGCTCTCTGCCATGCACTGGCATCATCGACTGCCGCGAGAAAACTGGCGAAGCCGATATATCCGACCAGACCGCAGCCGTCGGGCGAGTCGTGCGCCCGTGGCATCAGGTCAAGGATAGCTTCGGCCCCATCGCCTGAAGTCACGTAGGCTACGCGACCGAATTCGGCGCTCAACGTGTAGACGGCGAGATGCATCATGGCTGCACCACCTTCGCCACGCGCGAAGCTTTACGCTTGGCGCTGCGCTCATACTTGCGGCGCAGTTCGTCGGCAAGGTCAGCGGCAGCCGTGACACGTGCCCACATTGTGGCCGTGCCGAGCCCCGCAGCATCGAGCGCCCATGCTTCAGTTCTGGCAAGCTGGAGCGTATGCATCGCAACTTGGTACCGTCCCGCGGGTGTCAGCCTCATGCTCTGCGCTCCGTGGTGTCCATGCGGGCGGCGTAGTCATACAGGTAGCGCAGATAGCCTTCCGATATGTTGTGCTCGCGGCTGATCCGAAACAGCGCCTCGGCCGCCTCGGCCCCAGCGTCTAGTTCGGCGCAGAGCGCCTCGACTGCATTTGTGCTGGATCGTGTCATGACTGCACCGTCTCGAACAGCGCTACATTGCGCTGTACTTCGGCGGGAGTTGCGCCCCGGTTACGTGCTTTTGTCCGTGCTAGCATGATGGCGTAGTCGGTCGCCCCAGCGCGTGCAGCGTACTGTTCGGCGAGTGTGGTTTTGCGTGTCATGCTCTGCGCTCCATGTCATCGATGCATTCTTGTATGTAGGTGGCCGCGCCATGGTGGTCCTCACGCGTTGCAACGTCTCGCTGCATCTCGCAATAGCGGATGAAACACGCCGGGTCGTGATTAAACTCCCGCACGGCGCCGTGCTTGTCGGTCGTGTCAGATATGTATTTGCATTCCGCGACCCATTCTGAAATCGTCTTCACGACTGCACCCCAGCACGCGCCGTGGCATGGGACCACTGAAGGCGATAGGCCGCTACCCGGGCCCGCGAACGAGAGAGCGCAGAGGCTCGAGCTTCGCGGACTACGCGATGTTCAGTAAGGAATTCGAAGTAAGTCAGACGCTGTTTCTGTTTCATGGTCCTGTCTCAGTTAGTTGTATGACGGTACATTCTAAACATGAGCCGGTATCGAAATGCAACAAGTATTTTGTTTTGTTTCACTGCCGGTCTCATAGAAGTACATGCAAGGGCCATGCCAAACAGCCGGACGCCTGAAAAGCCGTTTTGTTGCGGTGCGGTGACAATTAACGTCACTTTGTGACCTCTTTCACGTCACTTTGTGACAATTTTTGTTTGTTGCGGTGCGGTGACAATTAACGTCACTTTGTGACAATTTTTGTCACTTTGTGACGATTTTTGTCACAGGGGCAGTAACCGTAGTGCTTGGTAACCGATGCATGTAGACTACGGTTCACTTAAGGTTACCTGTTTCAAGGCCTTGATATGTCTGAGGTTTTTACTTCTTAGTAACCCTTAACCTTACTTATAGATAATGGATAGAATAGAAAGTAGTAAATATTATGTAAAATGCGACCACTGTACGCCCATACAGTGGTAGGGCCCTGTATAGGACAGGGTTTAGCGGTTACTACGGTTAACGGTTACCGACGATCAAAAACTTCTTATAAATCAATGCCTTGGAGTAGGTAACCCTAAGTGAACCTTTGTTTTCGGCACGGTTACACGGTTACCGAATCCCCCTAGGGCCCTCAGCCGGGGCCCCGCCTGAGGCCTGAGGCCCGGCGCCCTAGGCCTGAGGCCCTAGGCCCTAGGACGTTCAACAAGGCCTCAGGCCCGGCGCCCTAGGCCCTAGGACGTTCAACAAGGCCTCAGGCCCGGGCCCCGGGCCCTAGGACGTTCAACAAGGCCTCAGGCCCCGGGCCCCGGGCCCTAGGACGTTCAACAAGGCCTGAGGCCCGGCGCCCTAGGCCCTAGGACGTTCAACAAGGCCTCAGGCCCCGGGCCCTAGGCCCTAGGACGTTCAACAAGGCCTCAGGCCCGGCGCCCTAGGCCCTAGGCCCTAGGGCGCCGGGGCGCCGACGTCCATCTGGCTGCAGGCGCCAGGCGCCACTGTATATCCATACAGCTGTATGCCTATACAGCTGTATATCCCTACAGCTGTACGCCTATACAGTAGGCGGCAGCCTTGAGCCTGAGGCATGGAACATAATGCAACGTGACATAACGCGGCCGTGAGGCTCGGGGGCCGGGGCCCGGGGCATCCCCCAAAACGAGGGGCCCCAGGTACCGGTAACGGTGACAGAAGCCAAGGCCATGGAAATTCGCATTCGGCCATTCCGCACACCCAAGGCCATGGAAATTCGCATTCGGCCATTTCCGCACACCCGGCGCCCGGCGCCCCACCCACAAGGTAATCGGCACCACGTCTATGTACACCCCGGGGGGTATGCGCAGGAAAGCGACAAAAGCCCACCACACAAACACCCCGGGGGGTATGCGCAGGAAACGGCGAAACCAGCGTTGCATGAACACCCCCGGGGGGCTATATTCACGCGCGGGGGAAACCATGCGCAAAAAGCCACTCAGCTACAATCTGGCAACAGGTGACGCACCTTCGTTGCCGTCGCTCCCACGCGCCAACAGCGCCAACAGCGCCAAAGGCGCCAACGGCGCCTTGGAAGACGAAGATCCGCTCGGGGAAGCCTTCCTGAAGCTGGCGCCAGACGTCCTGACGCAAACGCTGAAGATCGAAGCCGTGCGCGCGCTGGGGCGGGTGTTGCGTTCGAAGCACTCCAAGTCCGCCGAACTGCTCCGCGCCGCCGAAGCGATCCTGCGCGTGGACACGGACGATGCCTCGGGCAAGAAGACGACCAACGCCCCCACGCACACTAAATCCGACGCCGAGCTGCTTGAACTGGCCCAAGGCATCAGGCCGCAAGACCGCGTCAAGCCCACAGCCGACAGCCACGACGCCGGGGAGCCTGCGCGCACGTTTGCGCCCACGGCGAACCCCCAGGCCCCGGCGCACCCGGCCACGCATCCGGCCACGCAGTCCACCAGGAGCAGCACCGCGGCGCTGTTCTCGGATCTCAAGGCCCTGCGCAGCGACCCCGAACCGTGGATGTGACCGTGGAAATCACCGGGGAGCAGCGGCGCAGCGCGGCGTTGGAGCTGCTACGGCGCCAACGGGCGCGGTCCTCACTGGCCGAATACGCCAGATCTGTTGACATCCCGGGCACACCCGCGAGCGAGGACCCCGAAGCCGAGTTGTTCAAGCCGATCGAGACCAGCGTGGCGCTGCACCATCGCGTCATCATGGACGCCATTCAGGACACGGTCATGCGGCCAATGGGCCGGTTGATGATCTTCGCGCCGCCGGGTTCGGCGAAGTCCAGCTACGCCAGCGTCGTCGCGCCGGCGTGGTGCCTAAGCAAGTGGCCGGGGTACCGGATCATCCTCACGGCCTACGCCGCGCAGATCGCCGACAAGCAGTCGCGCAAGGCCCGCGCGCTGTGCCGGTCGCCAGCGCACATCGGCATCTGGCCCGATCGCCCGCTGCTGGCCAAGGACCAGAAAGCCGTGAACCAGTGGGCGTTGTCGAACAACTCCGAGTTCATGGCCGCGGGACTGCTCGCCGGCATCACGGGCAACCGGGCGAACGGCATCATCATTGACGACCCGGTCGCAGGCCGCGAGGCAGCGGACAGCCCGACGATTCGCGACAAGACGGAAGCCGAGTTCATGGACTCAGTCACGACGCGACTGCTGCCGAACGGCTGGATCATCCTCATTCAGACCCGCTGGCACGAAGACGACTTGGCCGGGCGCATTCTGCCCGAAGACTACAAGGGGCAGAGCGGCCGCGTGCTGTGCCGCGACGGGCAGTACTGGACCGTGCTCAACCTGCCGGCCAAGGCCGAGCACGCAGACGACCCGCTGGGTCGGCACGTCGGCGAATATCTGTGGCCGGAGTGGTTCCCGCCTGAGCACTGGGCCCAGTGGGAGCACAACCCGCGCGCGGCGCGCACCTGGGCATCGCTCTATATGCAGCGCCCGACAGCAGGCGAGGGTCTGGAGTTCAAGCGGGAGTGGTTCAAGTGGTATGACCCGGACATCCCGGCAGGTGCAGTGGGCGGCTTGCCCGACAAGCTCACCCTCTACGGCGCCAGCGACTACGCCACCAAGGAAGACAAGGGCGACTACACCGAGCACGGGGTTTTCGGGCTCAGTGAGTCCCGGGGGTACTACGTCGTCGACTGGTGGTACGGGCAGAAAACAACCGACGTCACGATCGGCGCGTTCGTGGCGCTGGTGCTGCGGCATCGGCCGCGGCGTTGGTGGAACGAAGGCGGGTTGATCGACAACGCCATTTCGCCGGCGCTGACTCAAGCCATGCGCGATAATGTCCCCGCAGTGTGGGTGGCGGTCGAGCCTCTGACCTCACTCAAGAACAAGAGCCTGAAGCTGGCGTCGTTCCAGGCTCAGGCCGCAGCGGGCCGGGTGTACCTCCCGCTGCATCGCCCTTGGGCCACTAGACTCGTGGACCAGTTGTGCTCGTTCCCCGCGGGAAGGTATGATGACGCGGCGGACGTGTGCGGGCTGATTGGCAGGGGCGTGGACATGATGACGCAGCCGCACAAGCCGCTGACGCACACGTCCAAGTATCTCAAGCCGTTCACCGAAGCATGGTTCATGGCGACGGACACCGAGCATAACGTACAGCCGAGGTATTCGTGAACGGACAAGACATCGGCGCCGTAGGCGCACTGCAAGAAGGCGTCGACACGGCCAACGGGCTGTCGATGACCCCGGAAGACAAGCGCTTGCGCGAGGAAGAATCCAACGCGGTCAAGAAGCTGTGGGACGATTACGATAAGGCGCGCATGTTCGACAAGGACGCGCGCGCTCAGTACGCGGTCGACCGGCGCTACGCCGCAGGCACGGCGAATCTGAACTGGGCTGTTTCGGCGAATCTGATCGGCGCGTTCATCGACATCTTGGTGTCGTTCCTCTACGCCCGCAATCCGGACGTATCAATCAGAAAGGCGCCGCGAGTCAACAACAGCGGTTCGCGCACCGAAGACGACATGGCCAAGACGCTCGAGCTGATCGTCTCGGCGCTGTGGCGGGCGCCGAACACGCGTCTGAAAATGGCTGCGCGGGCGCAGGTGCGTTCGGCACTGACGAACGGCGTCGGCTGGCTGAAAACCATTCTTGTGTCCCAGGGCACGAACATTCCGGAAATGAAGTCGCAGCTGAACGATACGCGCGACAACATTGCGCAGCTTGAAGCCGCGCGCCTCGTGCTCGAGGGTCAGCCCATGGGGCAGCTGGCGATCCCGGAGCCCGCGCCGATGGACCCGGACCTGATCGAGTACGACAACGAGGGCAACGTGATGCCTCTGGCGCTGGCGCCGGAGCCGGTCCCCGCGGTCCCCACGGGCATTCAGTACCAGGGCGACACGCTGAGCCAGGAAGAATACGACGCCAAAATGGTCGAGTACCAGCAGCTCGAGCAAAGCATCCAGACGCGGATGGAAGTCGCGATACGCAAAGCGCTTGCCGTCGACTTCGTGGCGCCAGAAGACATGCAGGTTTCGCTGGACGTGCGCAACATTGCGGACTACCCCAACGCGAACTGGGTCGCCAACGCGATCTATCGGCCCTGCGAAGATCTGTGCGCCATGTTCCCGAAGCTGACGAAGGCCGACGCCAAGGCCGCGACGCAGTACTTCCAGCGCCGCAACATGGACTGCTCGCCCCTGGGCGATCGTGTCGCGCTGACCGGTGTCGCCGACGCATCGGTGGATCCAGAGGAAGCCGAGCAGTATTCGAAGTCGTCGCAGACCTCGGGCACCAGCGTTGGCGAGGAAGGGCTGGCGTTCGCAAAAGTGGTGGAGCTGTGGAACCGCCGGACGGGCCACGTTCACACCATGATCGAGGGCATAAAAGTATGGGCCAAAGCGCCCTACCAACCCGACTACCCGTCATCGCGGTTCTACCCGTACTTTTCCCTGAGCTTCTACTCGGTGGACGGCGCGCGGCACCCGCAGTCATTGCCCTACCGGTTGATGAAGCTGCAAGACGAGTACGCGTCCGTGCGCTCGAGCCAGCGGCTGGTGCGCCAGCGCGCGGCGCCGGGCATTTTCTTTGACGCCACGAACATTTCCCCCGATGACGCCAGGAAAATCGAGGGCAGCACGTACCAAGAGTACGTGGGGATCAAGCCGGTGGACCCGAACAAGCCGTTCCGCGACTCGTTCGCGGAGAAGCCAGTGGCTTCGGGCGACCCGCGGCTGTATGACACGTCGTCGATCATGGCGGACATGGAGCGCATCGCCGGCGTGCAGGAAGCGCTGCAGTCTTCGGCTCTGACTCCCAAGACCGCGACGGAAGCCGAGATCCAACAGACAGGTTTCGCGTCTCGTACCACGGCCGACCGCGACAGCTTGGAAACCATGCTGACGGAAATGGCGCAGTACACCGCGGAGCTGGCGCTGAGCGGGATCAGCGGCGACGATGCGACCCGCATGGTCGGCTCCAATGCGTTCTGGCCCGAAGGCATGGCCGTGGACGACTTGCTGACAATGGTCGAGATTGAGATAGCCGCCGGCACGACGGGCAAGCCGCGCACTGAAAGTGACAAGAACGCATGGGGTATTCTCCTGCCGCTGATTCAGGAAGCGCAGTTGCGGATCCAAGAAGCGCAGCTGACAGGGAACTTGCCGCTGGCTGAAGCGATCTCTGCTCTATTGCGCGAAACCATGGTGCGAATGGGCGATGACACCGATGTGGAAAAGTTCATACCACAAATGCCTGATGTTCCCCCCGGGGGTCTCGGGCTACCCGGCGCTGCTGGCGCTGCTGGCGCACCACTCGGCGCACCGGGTGAGATCCCGATTGACGCAGGGGTGCCGGCGGGTGATGGATTGCTTGCGCCTGAGCTGATCGCACCGCTCATAGAGAACCCGATCATGGAACCCCCGATTTTCTAAACAGGAGACAACTATGGCTATTGACGACAACGAACTGGCGGCTGCGGTGGCTGCAAGCTTGACTGAACCCACGCCCGCCGCGCCTGCTGCGCCGGCCCCGTCGGATGAACCGATCGAGTCGCCCCCGTCGGACGAACCGGCTCCGCCGCCTTCGTCGGATGAACCGGCCGAGTCACCCCCATCGGGCGAACCGATCGAGGCAGTGAAGCCCGAGGCAGTGAAGCCCGAGGCAGTGAAGCCCGCGGTGCTGGCCGCAGCGGACCCGCTGAACGACCCGTTGCCGAATGCGATGAAGCGCGAGACAAAAGAGCGCATTACGAACCTGATTTCAATGACCCGGGAAGTCACGACCGAGCGCGACACGGCGGTGCAACAGCGCAATGAAGTCCTCGGCTTGATTCGAGAAACGCAGGCCACGCCGGAGCAGTACGGCCAAGCGCTGGACTATCTGCGCATGGTGAACAGCACGTCTCGGGCCGACCGCGAGCAAGCGCTGCAGATGATGCAGGAAGAAGTCACCACGTTGGCCCGCATGCTCGGCAAGAACGTCCCTGGGGTGAACTTCCTCGAGGGGCACCAAGACTTGATCGACGGTGTGGGCAGCGGCCGCATTGCATTGGAGCACGCGCAGGAACTCGCGGCAGCCCGTGAAGCGGCCAAGTACCAGCAGGGGGAGGCGGACGCGCGCACGCAGGCGCAAGCGACCACAAACTGGCAACAGCAGGCGCGTTCCGCAGGCGTGGCAGCACTAAACATGCTGGAAACACGGCTCAGAGCGGACCCGTACTACACGCAGAAACGGCCTATCCTGATCGCACAGCTCAAGCCGGTGCTCTCGCGCATCGACCCCAAACAGTGGGCGACGACGTTCAAAGCTGCCTACGATGCGTTGCCCGCAGCAGCCTTGATGCCTCGAGCCGCCGCGGGGAACACTCCGTTGCGCGCGTCGAACCCGGCCGGCAGTCCGGCGCCGGCGCCGAAGTCCGCGCTCGAAGCCGTGCAGCAAGCACTTTCATCTGCTAACTAGAGGTATCACTATGGATCGCATCAAGAAGTTTTTTGTGGACGCGTGGAACAAAGTTCGTGGCTGGTGGGTCGCTTTACTGGCGACGGTGCTTAGCATTGGCGGCGTGGTTGTATCGCAAACGGTGACTGACGTTGTGCGCTGGTCCGCCCCGACGGAGCGCGTCGACGGTACCGCACTTCCTTCCGCGCAATTGCGGGAGTATCGAGTGTCGATGGGCACGACTCCGGGCGGCTCAAAAGCTGTCGTCGCGACTATCCCGCACCCCACGCTGACTGCGACAGTTCCACGTGGAACAAACCCGATCGGTACGCGCTGCTACGTGGTGACGGCAGTCGATATCAACGGTCTGGAATCGGCGTCTTCGAGCGAAGCATGCAAGAGCATCAACGCGATCCCGAACGCTCCGTCAGGAGTGACGGTGCAGTAAGGCTTGACAGGAGGGGTTCTGTCTGGTCTCATTCGTTTCGACCGATTTCATATCGTGCGTCGCAACAGTGCGACCGAACCGGCGTACCCGGGCACGAACTCGTGAGCAACTGAGGGTCCGAGGCCTCGCAGTCGGTAGTCACTCCACTTCATGCTCACGAGGATTTGCAATCATGCCTTTCAATCCAGAACAGCTGGCATACGCCGGCCGCGCGGTCATCGACTTCTACCAGAAGAATGACCCCATCGACCAGATCAACACCGCCCGCCCGCTCATCCAGAAGCTGACGGAAGGTAAAAAGCCCTATGCGGGCGGCTTGCAGTATGTTGTCGAACAGCTGCGCTTCAGCAACTCCGCGAACTTCCAGTCGTACTTCGGCGATAGCCAGGTCACGTACAACCGCAAGCGCACGCTCCAGCAGGCGAAGTTCTCGTGGGGAAGCTTCCACGACGGTTTCGGTCTGAACGAAGACGAGCTGGCGCAGAACGGCATCACGGTCACTGACGACCGCAATGCCAACGCCTCGGGCGCAGAGCAGATTCAGCTGACCAACCTCCTGAAGGAGAACATGGCGACGCTGAAGCTGGGCTACCAGGAAGGGTTCGATCTGATGCTTCACCGCAGCGGTGCCGCATCGGTCAATGACATTCCGGGCCTTGACGCGCTGGTCTCGACGACTCCGGGCGCTGCCGGCACGGTGGGCACCATCGACCAGGTGGCGAACGTGTGGTGGAGGAACTACGCGGAGTTGGACATCGCTGCGACTGCGGGTCTGCTCGTGAACCGCATGGAAGTTGCATGGCGGGAAGTGACGCGCCGCGGCGGGTCGATCCCGAACTTCATCCTGTGCGGTGGGGCGTTCCTCGATGCTTACCGCATCGACGCAGGGCTCACGGTCAACCGTCGACTGAACACGACTGGCCGCGGTGAGACGGCGCTTGACGCTTCGGTGTCGGGTGTTTACTTCAAGGGCGTTGAACTGGTATGGGATCCGGTCTTCGACACCTTGGACGCGCTGGACAGCCCCGCGGAGCCTTGGGCGAAGCGGTGCTACTTCCTGAACACCGAGTTCCTGAAGCTGCGCCCCATCCAGGGTCACTGGATGGTTCCCCGCAAGCCGCCGCGGGTTTACGACCGTTACGTTCACTACTGGGCCATGACGAGCAAGGCTGCTCTGACGACCAGCAAGCGCAACGCAATGGGCGTCATCACCATCGTCTGACCTACCACAGCCCGGGGCGCAAGCCTCGGGCCTTTTTTCGGAGAAATGTATGCGAGTTCTCAAAGTTACCAACACGGAAATTGACCTCAACACTCAGACCGTGCCGTTCCTGTCCGGGTACACCGTTGTTGTGGTCAATATGACTGCCGGCAGCTTGGTGCTGCAGGAAGCGATTGTGGCTGCCACTGCCTACACGACCGTGGTGACCGTACCCGCGCTCGAGATGGCAATTGCTACGATCAATCAGCGGTATATCCGCGTTTCGACCGCAGCCAATCTGTTCTTGCTCGGAAACTAAACCCACCAGGAGGGTTATATATGGACTTCATTCTAGTCAAGATTACGCGCTCAGAAGCCACGGTTCTCACGGAAGCGGTGCTTCCTTGGGAGCTGCCCATCCTCGAGGCGATCCACGGGGACGTTAATTGTGTGGTGACGGGCGCCATTTCGGTGCCTGAGTGGAACGAGACTCCCGAAGCCGAGTACACGCGGCTGCAGTCCAAGTACAAAGGCGACACTGAAACGGGCCAAGAGTACGTGGCCCTGATTTACGGGATCGGCGCTCGGGGGCTCACGAGCCTGACAGCAGAGATGGATAAGGCGCATTCCGGCGGCAAGAAGGGCATATTCACCGGCGAGGATGAACCCATCCGTGACACGGATCCGATATATGTCGGCGATGAATTCGGGGACGTTGACGCGACCGAACTGGTAGACTGAACCGTGCGGCGGCTTGCGTGTCCCCTCCTGCGCGCAAGTCAACCTGGAGGGGCCGGTCTTCATTGACTGGCCCCTTTTTCTAGGGGGTATGCGAGACAGTCATGCCTTCATTCAATTGCTCGTGCAACGATGTCATCGCGACCAACGCCACGTTGGTGCAGCTGCGAACTCGGCTGATGATTCGGCTTGGCTATTCCGCTCTCGCGGCGACCCCACCGCCGGGCATGGCGGCGCTGCTCGATGATTTCCTGCGCAGCGCGCAAGAGTTCCTTTACCGCAAGTACAAGGCGCTCGAGACCGAGCGGATCTACACGTGGCCGATGGTTGTAAACGAACGGTTCTACGGCATTGCGAGCAATGTCGAGACCCCGCCCTGCACAAAGCGACTGGACGCGTACAACATAACGTGGGTCGGGGTCGAAGATCTGAACGGCCGGTGGTACGAACTGATCGGTGGCATCCCGCCTTCGTTCTACACCGCGTCGAACTACCAAGGGCTGCCGTCTCACTATGAGGTTCGGCAGTGCGTCGAAGTGTTCCCCGCTCCGGCAGCTGCTTACACGCTGCGCGTCAAAGGCCGCTTCGGGCTGTTGCCCTTCGCGGTGGACGCCGACGTCTCGACGTTGAACAGCGAGCTGGTGTTCCTGTGGGCCCTGGCAAACGCCAAGAACCACTACGGCTCGAGCGACGCCGACGATGTCGCGACGCAGGCGCAGGCGTTCATCGCCGATCTGGTCGCAGGCTCGCACGGCACGCGCCGCTACATCCCCGGCTCAGCGCAGCTTCCGTCGGCCGCGCGGCCCATACTGCTGCCGCTGCCGTAATGCGCGCGGCGCCACTCACCACTATCAGAGGCGGGATCAACCGCCTGCGCACGCGCGGCGGCGCTCGAGCCGACAACTTGTACGAGCTGCTGAACGGCTACGTGACCGAGGCGAACACGGTGGTTTCGCGTCCGGGCACGGCGCGCGTTGCTGTACTCGATGCTCTGACGCGGGGGCTGACCGCCTTCGAAGGCAGCCTGCACACGTACTCCCATGTCGTTGTCTCCGTCCCGGCAGGGTACACGCTGCACGTTCTGGTACACCCGTCGTCCACCTTCGACACGACCATTGTGCTGACCAAGATCCACTTTGCTGCGCCGTTCATGGGCGCGCTCTATGTCGTCGCGGAATTCGCCGACGGCAAGGTGTATCACTACTGGCTGCAGCCGGCTCCCGCATGGCAGGCGAACAAGCGGTATGCCGCCGGGGCCTTGGTCAGCCAGACCACCGACACGACCCGAGTCGTTTACCGGGCAACGCGCACGACGGACCCGTTCCCGAGCTGGGCCCCGAACGTGCCGCGCAGCATTGGCGCGTCGCCACCCCCGGCGCGGAGCATCGTAGAGCCGACGCTGTACAACGACTTCTATTACCAAGCGGTCGCAGCCACCGGCAACAACCCGCGTTCCGGCGCCACCGAACCGATCTGGCCCACGGAGCCGAGCGCTCGGGTCATTGAAACGACGGATGGGGGCAATGTGACGGGTACCCCGACCACGACGCCTGCGCCTACCGTGGACTTGCCGACAGACGCAACCATCGAGCGGTACAGTCGGTTCCGGGGGGTGGGTCCGTGAGCACGCCCGTCTGGTCTCCTGGCGTGCTGTACAACCCTGGCGCGATCGTGCGCCGGGTATCGAACCCGCCCGTGGTCGCGGTGCCCGTCACGAACGGCGGCTTCGAATCCGGCGACGTCAGCTGGACGAAAGGAACGGGATGGACCATTGTTCAGTCCGCGCCGGTGTTTTCAGGCACGTGGGCTGCAAACTTCAGCTTCACCGGCAACTCACGTCTCGTAAGCACGGCTCCAGTGGCGGTCGCCGTGGGCCAGACGATCGTGGCAGCCCTGCAGGTTCAGCAAGGATCGTCGTCGGCCGGTCAAGCGGGCGCGCGCATCCAACTTGATTGGCTTGACGCGGCGTCGTCGCTTATAAGCACGAGCGAAGGTTCGGACGTCAACTCCGGCTCGAACGGCGCATGGGGGCAGTCGAACATTACGGCGGTCGCGCCGCCGGGCGCCGCGTTCGTGCGCCCTGCTGCTCGAGCCTTCCGCAACAGCGGCAGCGCCTTCCTGAGAGTCGATGCGTTCACTTGGAACTACGCGTTCGCGCCACCCATAGACGGGCTGACTTTTCAAGCAACGCAGGCCAACGCCGGGTTCAGCGCCGGCGTCGAGCCGATCTGGCCGACAACGGTTTCTGGCACGGTCGTCGACAACGAGGTCACTTGGACCGGGATAAACTCGTCGACCGTCACGTGGGAAGCGGTGCCCATACTGGTGTCCGGTGCGGTGGAGCCGACATTCCCGGCGCTCGTGGGGGAAGGAGTCGCGGACAACACGATCATCTGGACCGCCGTATCGCGCCGCATCACTGACGAACGGTGCCCAAACACCAAGACCGTAGCCATTGCCGCGTCCAAGATATTCTGCGCAGATGACGACATCATCGCGTTTTCTGCGACGGTCAACCCGCTGGATTGGAGTTCGCTGGATGACGCGGGGTACATCCCCTTCGGATTGCAGACCTATGGCGCGAACCCGGTCACCGCGCTTGGGCTGTACCGCAGCAACTTGGTCGCGTTCAACTCCACGGGCTTTCAGATGTGGCAGGTGGACCAAGACCCGGCCAACATGGCGCTGCTCGATGCGGTGCCGATCGACTGCGTGGAGCCGCGCACGGTGTTGCCGGTGCAAAATGATTTGGTTTTCCTGAACGCGGTAGGAGTCCGCAATGTCGGCATCGCTGGCGCCAGCACGAACCTGCAGGCGGGCACGTTTGGCGAGGCGATCGACCCACTGGTCACGGCCGCGATCAAGGCCGCCACGTTCGTTCCTTTCTCCACGTTCGTGCCCGCTTACGGGCAATACTGGCTGTTCTTCGGCCCCGAAGCGTTCGTGCTCACGATGCAGGACCGCAACACGCAAAGCTGGAGCCGGTATCTGTTCCCTGAAGAGATAGTCGACACCGCGCTGTTAAATAACGTCTTGTACTTGCGAACGGCAGCCCACCGCATCTGGCGCGTGGACGCGGGCGTCGTGATTGATGACGCGGTCGATGTGCCTGCGGATCTGACGGTGTCCTTGCTCCTGCACGGCGACGCGAGCTTCGTGGACTCATCCAGCTACGCGCACCCCGCGACGGTTGCTGGCGGCGCAGCCATCAGTGCCGTGACCCCGCAATTTGGCGCGGGCTCGATGCTGTTTAACGCGGTCGCCGATACGGTCAGCTACGCCACAAACGCAGCATTCAACCTCTCAACCAACTGGACAATCGAGTGCTGGGTTCGCCCGACCGTAGCGGCTATCCCCGGGGGCACGGACGTGTTCAGGCTGATGAACGGCAGCGCCGGTCATTTGATCCTCCGCTATGAGTTGGGCGGCGTGGTGTCTGTGCTGATCCTGGATCAGCTAACTGGGCTGGAGACGCTAACCGGAACCGTTGTTGCCAGCGTCAACGAGTGGTCCGCGATAGCGGTCACTTACGTGGCATCGACGCGCGTGGTTCGCCTGTACGTGAACGGAACGCTAGATGCGTCGCTGACCCTGAACGCGGGTTACGCGAACACGCCGATCCCCACCGTGTTTCTTTCAAGCGGTCCGTCTCGTCTTCAGGCGGGCATCGACGAGCTGCGAATCACAAACGGCACGGCGCGCTATACGGGCGGAAGCTACACCCTTGCGACTGCGGCATTCCCCAACCCCGTCGCGGGGCAAAGCGGGACGCCGTTTCCTGGCGTCCTTCAGTGGCCGCATTTGGACTTCGGAGCGCTGGGTCTGGAAAAGCAGTTCATTGGCGTGGACCTGGTCGCTGCGGCTCCGCTGGGGGTCGCCGTCAGCATCGGCTACGATCAGCGAAACCTGGCCGCGCGCACCGCTGACTTTACGATCCCCGCTGATACGCTCCCAGGCATGCCAGTGCCAATCCCTGTTGCTGGCCCGTCGTTCGACATGCGGCTCACGTTCGCGTCCGAACAGCGGTGGGAGTGGATTGCCTCGAACTTGTATGTGCAGGATCTCCGGCGACCATGACGCAGATCTACCAGAACCCGCAGTTGGTGGACTTCCTACAGGTGATGTCGGCGTTGCGCGCGGATGAACTGGCGCAGTACGAGGCGTTCTCAGGGGATGAGTTCAATGCGCAGCGTGTAGCTGCTTTCATGGTCCTCCAAACAGGGCCGCGATGGGTGGCTGTTCGGGGGGATACGCCGGTCGCCGTGGCCGGGTTTGATCTGATACGCCCCGGCGTGTGGCAGGACTGGATGTTCTCGACCGACGGCGCGTGGGAGCCGGGGGCCTGGCGGTCGGTGACGAAGCACGTCTGCAAGGGCATGACGGCAATGTTGCAGAGCGGGGCGCATCGGCTACAATGCGTCTCACTGGCAACTCGGGTTCAGGCGCACGCCTGGTACCGGGTTCTCGGGCTTCGACAAGAGGGGGTTCTGCGCCGTTACGGCGTCAACGGCGAGGACGCTATCATGTTTGCGCGCACGGAGTAATGTATGGGCGGCGGTAGCGGCGGTCGACGAGCAGAACGTGCAGCGCGCGATGAGGAAACTCAGCGCCAAGCGACCATTGCAGAAGGCAGCGGCCGCATCAACGCCGCGTTCGATGCACCTGAGCGAGGCCAGCAGATCAACAGTTTTCTGGCTGCATTGCGGGAGCGGTACACCACGGACGCCAACCGCCAGAAAGGCACCGCGGATCGCCGCTCCAAGTTCGCGCTGGCGCGCAGCGGCTTGACTGGGGGTAGCAGAGCGACCGACGCCAAGCGTGTTCTCGGCGAGGAATACACGGCAGGCATCCTCAACGCAGAGAACCAAGCGCAGAGTGCTGTCGGCGATCTGCGCGGGCAAGACGAGCAGTCTCGGCTGCAGCTACTCGGGCAGGTACGCTCAGGACTGGACACGACGACCGCAGCGCAGCGCGCGGGCGAAGCGATCCGGGCCAACGCACAAGGAGTTCAAGGCCGCGCTTTGGCGGGGGGCTTGGGTGATATATTCGGGGCGACGGCGGACACGTATCGACGTTCCGAGGAAGCCGCCGAGCGTCGGCGTGGTGCGCGCGAAGCGTACGGGACTGTTTATGGTAGCGGGGCAGCGTCCCCGTTCCGGGGGTAGGGACCATGGGTGTTGAACTTGCTGTTGCTGCTGCACTGGCTGCCGGTGGCGCGGGCGCCAACGCGTACAACACGCGCCGCACTGCGAAGCGCCAGGACAGCGCCGCGGCGGAGGGCATCCGGGCGCAAGGGTCGCTTCAGCGACAAGCGGATTCGCGCATCAATGATCAGATCGGTGCGCTCGAGCGGTCGGGCCCGGAGCAAGCTCAGGCGGAGTCGGTCAACCAGTTCTTGCAGCAACTCCGTGCAACGCGCGGCGGGGCGCAAGGCGCGGCATCCCCGGTGCTGGGTGGCCAGAGGTACCAAGAGGGCCAGGCCAACGCCAATGCGTCGATTCAGAACTTCGGCAGTCGAGCCGCGGACGTACTGTCCCGCATTCGCGCGCCGCAGGATCAGCGGCAGGGCGAAGCGATCAACGCGGCCCGCGCGGCGTCGGACGTCGGCGGCATTGCTCGCCGGGCCTCGGGGGAGGACTACTTGAACCAACTTCGAGTTTCGAACATTCAGCGCGACCCTTGGATCGACGCGGCTAGTCAGGTGTTGTCGGGCGCGAGTTCCGCGGCGGCGGGCCGGGCGGGTCGGGCGCCGAAGCCGAAGCATAGCGCCTTCAACAGCGCCAGTGCATTTCCGACGCCATACCGGATTGGGGGCTGACATGGCAACCGGTTGGGAAATGCTCGGCAACGCGCTAGCGGGGCCTGATCGAGAGTCGGCTTTCCAAGAAGGCCGGCTGCGCACGGCGCAGACCGAAAATGCCTTGGGCATGGCGCGCCAGCGACAGCTCCAGAACATCACGCTGGAAGACGTGGCCAAGCAGAAGGAGCTTTTCGCCGCGGGCTTAGCGCGCAGCGGGCAAGATCCGAACGGGGTGCTGAGCGCTACCGTGCTGGGGGGCATGGGTTCCGACTTCAATTCCGGCACCAGCGGATTGCTGAACCTTCAACAGCGCGACTTCAGAAACACTGCGGCCGATCCCACCACCAACGCGCTGGCGCGCACGCGCGCGCTGGGGGCCGTTGCGGGAAGACCATACAGCGACCTCGAGGCAGTAGGCCAGGGTGGCGTGACCAATATCACGGCCGATCAGCCGACGGTAATGTCGACTCCGCTTGGTGAGTCGTTGATCGGCGGGAACCAAGCTCAGGCGAGGGCATCTGACGCGATGGCCAACCTGCGCGACGAACAGCGGCTTAACCCGGAGGCTTTCCGGTCGGCGAGCAGTGCTGGTGCCAGTAGTGGCGCCGGTGGTGGCACTGGCGGCATCAAGCCGCCGAGCGGGTACATGGCCAACCCGAACTTCAACCCGGACCTACCGGTATCGGCGGAAAATACGCCGGTTACGTACATACCCGGAGGGCCGGCGGATCCAAACAAGTTCCAGCCGCAGGGCGCGCGCGAAGCGGCGTTCTTCAACCGAATCGTGGCCGCAGGAAACGCTACGATGCAGGATCTGCAGAACATCATGGAGCTGAATACCGGCGCGTCGATCGGTGTATTTGGCACCGGCATTGCGGCGTCCCCCGGAACGACGATCATGGAAGCAACGGGCGGTAACCTCCGGCTGTTGGTCTCACCGGAAGAAGTCCGCCAGTACGACACCATGCTCGGCGGCATGAACCGCGCGCTGACCATCATTGAAGGCCAGGGCCTTCAGGGCTCAAACACGCTGGCCGCGAGCTACGACAACTTGACCCTGCGACCGCAGGACACGCTTCAAAACAAAATGATGAAGCTGGCGCAGATCAAGCAGACGGTGTCAGCGGGCTTGGAGCCGCACTTGATCAACCCGCGGGTGCCTCAGATTCAAAAAGATGGGCTGCAGTACATCATCGACGGGCTCGAAAAAGCGGTACCTTTCACCGTTCGGGACGTTATCGCCTTGCAGCGCGAAGGAAAGCCGGGCCAGACCTTGCGTGAGGTATCATCCCGGCAGAAGATCCCGGAGGGGGCGAACGATGGCATGATCCCCCGCCTTGGGGCTGTTGCGCCGCGACCCACGCCGCGACTTCCGTCGCGAGCTACGCCCGGGGTCGCGAACACCGCGCCGCGCGCTACGCCCGGGGCCGCGAACACCTCGTTCGGGACTGAAGACGAAGCGCAGGCTGCAGCGGACGCGGGGTTGTTGCCACCGAACACGCGTATTACAATCGGCGGAATCAGTGGAGTGTGGGAATAATGGCCTTTCGACCTGATGGACAACCTTCACGGTTCCAAGCCGACCCCACGGGCGGCGGGCCGACTTCTCGTGGACAAGTTGCGCGGACGCCAGGTAAGGACATGCGCCGGGCCGAGCTGGAAGCGCTGCTGGCGGAGCAGGTCGCCGCGGCGGATGCCGCAGGCGAGGACTTGCCGGGCCCTGTCGCCCAAGGCGTGCTTGAACTGATGAGGGTCGGGGGTCAAGGGTCAACCGCGCTCGCGCGCGGCGTGCTGGGGTTGCCGACGTTGGCGGAGCAGGCCGTCACCGGACCCATCAACGCGGTAAGTGGCGCGAAGTTCAGAGGGCCGTTCGAACGGACGCAGGAGCTTCTGAGCCCGGCCGCTTTGGCCCCGCGCAATTCGGTTGAAAAGCTCACGTCGCGGATCACCGAGGGTCTCGGCGGAGCGGCGAGCGGTGTGATTGGCGGCGCACAGGTGGCGCGGCAAGCGGCGGGCCCGGTTACCCGAGCTGTCGGCCGCAGCTTGGAAGAACTCCCTGGGCGCCAGGCGTTGGCGGCTGTCACCGGCGGCACGACGGGCCAAGTGCTCGAGGAAGCCGGTGCGAATGAGACAACGCAAGGCATCGGCAGTTTGATTGGTGGCGCAGCTGCCTTCAAGGGCGCGGTGCCGAAGAATTTGGAGCCGACCCCCGGGGCACGCCCCGCGGTCGACCCCGTCGCGCGAGCGCGCGCAGCGGGTTACAAAGTCCTGCCGTCGGCTGCAGATCGTGCCGGTGGCATGATGGCGGAAGCTGCCGGTGGCCCCGCGTACCTGCGCACCCAGTTCTCGAAAGCGAACGAGGACGTCACGCGCCGGCTTGTGGCCGAGGATATCGGCTTGCGCGCGAACTCGCCGATCACCCCCGCGACCTTGGTCAATGCGCGCGAGCGCCCGCTCGAAATCTACACTTCCGTGCGCCAGTCCATTCCTGAAATGCCAGTCGACGACGAGCTGCGGCAGTTCTTCTCGTCGCTTGGCAATGACGTGCGCACGAACCCACTGCTCGCGAACAACCCAAGTGTGGAAGCCCTGCGCATGCGCGCGGACGCAGCGCAGACGCTGTCCTCCAACCAAGCCATGGACACTATTTCCCACTGGCGGCGGAACGGCTACCAGCGCATGAAGCGGAAGTCCCCCGAGCAGCGCAACCTCGGCAGCGCCGAATTGCAGGCGGCGAACGCATTGGAAAGCGCGCTCGAGCGCGGCCTTGCGGCCAGCGGCCAAGATCCGGCTCTGGTGGAAGCATTTCGCGGCGCGCGACAGACATTGGCCAAGATCAGCGACGTTGAAAACGCCATGGTCGGTGGTCGAGTCGACCCGGGCATTCTGCGCCGGATGGGCGACAGAGGGCACCCGCTGAGCGGTCGTCTCAAGATCATCGCGGACACCGCGCGCGACCTCGGGCCCGAGCTGCTGAGCAGCACCCGCACACCGGTGCCCGAAGCCATCACGCAGTTCGGCGCGATAAAGCGCGCTGCGCAGGGGCTGTACCGCAAACCATTGGCGGGCCGGTTGCTGAGCGATAAGTACCAGCAGAAGATCGGGTCGGTGGATCCGCAGCCGGGGCCTGGCAGCGCGCTGGGCGAATACTTCGATGACGGCAGCCCCAGCTTCGCGCCTTCCGAACGCCCCCAGCCTCAGCTCGGCTCCGGGTCGGTGGACTTTGAGCCCACGGCGGGGCTCCCCCCGGTGGCCGCACTGCGCAACCCTGAGCGCCCGGGCGGAACGGATATAGCTTCTGAATGGCAGCCCGGGATGGTTGAGCTACCCCCGGCCACCGCCCGGATGGGCGACTTGGAGCTGGTGGATCCTCCGCCAGTGTTCGAAGGCATGGCGTTCGAAGCGACGCCGGGTTTGGGCATGGACGACTTGGTCGCGGGCTTGGAGCTGGGGGATTCCCCCGGCGTTGGGCTGCCGTACCAGGGCGCGCCGCGTGCCGAAGGCATGGCGCAGAACGTCCCGGGCACAACGCTGTCTCCTGAGCTGAGGGCGATCCGCCAGGGCCGCGATGAAGTCGCGCTGGGCGATGAACTCACGCTAGAGCCTGACTGGGTACCCCCGCCTCCGAGCATGCCGGTGGTGGACTTCGCGCCCACGGCGGGACTACCTCCGGTGGCCGCACTGCGCAACCCTGAGCGCCCGGGCGGAATGGGTCTGGTCCCTGAACCGCAGCCCGGGATGATTGAGCTACCCCCGGCCACCGCCCAAATGGGCGACCTGACACTGGTGGATACCCCGCCGGTGTCGCAAGGCATGGCGTTCGAAGCGACGCCGGGTTTGGGCATGGACGACTCGATCGCAGACTTGGGGCTGGTGGATTCCCCCGGCGCCGGGCTACCGTCTCAGGGCGCGCCACGCGCACCGGGCATGGCGCAGAACGTCCCGGGCACTGCACAGGCTCCTGAAAGGCGGGCGATCCGCCAGGGCCGCGATGAAGTCGCGCTGGGCGATGAACTCACGCTGGAGCCGGACTTCCAGCGGCTGGTCAGTGACGGGGACACGTCGCTGTCGCAGCTGAGCGAAGCTCTCGGCTTGGGCCCGGATCCAGACCTCGGGGACATCATTCAGCGCGCTCGGGAACTCGGCCTCGACGAATTACCGTAATGGCCCGCGTTAAAGTCAAGCTCAACGACAACATCGCGCGGGTCGTCTTCCTTGAGTCTGACGCGACGATCGGCGCGAGGCTGGGGCGCGACGTGTTCCTGCCGGATGGGCAGGTCGGGACGCCAGGGACTATCCGCAATTGGTTGGAGCTGAGCGGGGAAACTTCATCCGGCGCCGGTGGTGTTGTCGATCACAGGCTTCTGCTTGGGCTCGGCCTTGGCAACGACCACCCGCAGTATCCGCTGCGCGCGGGCGCATCGGTCATTCCTGGAGCGTGGAACTTCACCGCGGCGCAGCGGTTTATTGCAGGCACGGCAGGGGCGCCGGGCGTCGCCTTGGCAGGGCTGCTCACCGGGCTTTTTGCGCCCGCGGATGCGATAGCCGCTGCTGTTGACGGAGTGGAGCGGTTACGACTCCGGGACACCGGGGCCATTGGTTTGAGTGGCGCCAACTTCGGCACGACCGGGCAGTTGCTGACCTCTGCAGGTGGCGCCGCTCCCGCGGCGTGGGTCGACAACGCGGCCGAAGCCAATACAGCTTCGAACCTTGGCGCCGGCTCACAATCGTTCGCCTCGAAAGTTGGCGTTGACCTGCAGTTCCGCACGCTCGTGGAAGGCACCGGCGTTACCCTGACGCAAGCCGCCAACACCATCACCATCGCCGCTGCGGGCGAGGTGAACACGGCTTCGAACCTTGGCGCCGGCTCACAATCGTTCGCCTCGAAGGTCGGCACCGACCTGCAGTTCCGCACGCTCGTGGAAGGCGCTAACATTACCCTTACGCAAGCCGCCAACACCATCACCATCGCCGCTTCGGGCGGGTCAGGCGAAGTGAACACGGCTTCGAACCTTGGCGCCGGCTCACAATCCTTCGCCTCGAAGGTCGGCACCGACCTGCAGTTCCGCACGCTCGTGGAAGGCGCTAACATTACCCTTACGCAAGCCGCCAACACCATCACCATCGCCGCTGCGGCCGGGGGCGAAGTGAACACGGCTTCGAACCTTGGCGCCGGCTCACAATCCTTCGCCGCGAAGGTCGGCACCAACCTGGAGTTCCGCACGCTCGTGGAAGGCGCTAACATCACCCTGACGCAAGCCGCCAACACCATCACCATCGCCGCTGCGGGCGGGGGTGGGGGCGGGTATGCGCC